ATCAAATAAACAACTAGAGAATCTAGTAAAAAAACTTAGAGACAATTATCAATATATTTTTAATACAGACGAAGGCAAAGAGGTTTTGTCTGACTTAGAAAAAAGATGTCATTATCATTCTACCACTAACATAAAAGGTGATAGCCATGAGAGTGCATATATGGAAGGTCAACGTAGCGTACTTCTATTTATAAAACAAATGCTACAAAAGGAGAATAAAAATGTCAAATGAACAGATAACACAAACTGATGTGCCTGTAGAAGAGACAACACAAACTACTACAGACACTCCTCAAGCAATTGAACAACCTTCAACTGTTGCTAAATCTTGGAAAGAAACAATCTCGGAAGAGTTTAGAAACGATCCTAACATTTCTAAATTTACTGAAATAGATGCGTTAGCTAAAAGTTATATCAACGCAACTAGAATGATTGGTCAAGACAAAGTTGCAGTACCAAATGAAAACTCAACAGACGATCAATGGAATGAAGTATATGGAAAACTTGGCAGACCAGAATCTGCAGACAAATACAAGTTAGAAGTAAAATCAGAAACAGCTCCATTAGATGAAACTGCAATAAAACAATTTGCAGAGAATGCTCATCAACTTGGTTTAAATAATAAACAAGCGCAAGGTATTCTAGAGTTCTATAAAAATTCTATGGAAGGATCTGTTCAAGCAGCAAGAGTAGAAACTGAAACTGCTCAAGCAAATGCAGAACAAGAACTTCGTAAAGAGTGGGGTAGATCTTATGATGAGAATATTAAAAAAGCTGGTGCCATTGCTAAAGCAAACATGAGTGAAGATATTCTTAACATGGAATTAAAAGATGGTACTCGTATTGGAGATCATCCTTCTGTGATTAAAGGTTTTGCAAGTATTGCAAACTTAATGTCTGAAGATAAATTAGTAAGTACAGAAAGTGAGAATGTTGATAGAGGTACAGATTATGAAGCCGAAATTAGCAAACTTGTTAATGATAGAGATGGTCCATATTGGAATAAAGCACATCCAGATCATGATAAGGTAGTGCAACAAGTATTTACTTTGAGAACAATGATTAATGGATAATCAAGAACTAAGATTAGAAATACTTCGTATTGTTGTAGAGAGTGGATCAGAGAATCAAAAATCTAATCCCTTGCCAATCTGCGAAGAATATTATAAATGGGTTTCTAAGGCGAATGAAAATTCGCCTAAGAAAAGTAAGACAATTCGAAAGAACCTTACTGACAACAAGGAATAGACTTGTAGTCTAAAAGACTTTAAATCCAAGAGAAGCCAGAATTTCTGATAACGTCTCTGTTTTGTTTTAACATTAACTTAACAATTAAGGAGACATAATATGTCAACTGAAATAACAAAAGCATTTGTAGAACAATACAGTTCAAATATACAAATGTTATCACAACAAAAAGGTTCTCTTCTTAGAGATAAAGTAAGATTAGAATCTGTAACTGGTAAGAACGCATTCTTCGATCAAATCGGAAGCGTTACTGCTACAGTAAGATCAACTAGACACTCAGACACTCCACAGGCTGATACTCCTCACTCAAGAAGAAGAGTTTCACTTGTTGACTATGAGTTCGCAGACTTAGTTGATGATCTAGATAAAGTAAGAATGTTAGTAGATCCTACTTCTAGCTACGCACAAGCTGCTGCTTATGCAATGGGTAGAGCTATGGATGATGCTATCATTACTGCTGCTACTGGTTCAGCTGATACTGGTGTAGCTGGTGGTACTGCTGTTACATTACCTGCTGGTCAAATCATAACTGAAGGCGGTACAACTGGTATGACTATCGCTAAACTAAGAGAAGCAAAAGAAATCATCGATCTTGCTGACGTTGATCCTTCACTTCCAAGACACATCATCGTATCTCCTAAACAGATCTCTGATCTATTAGGAACTACTGAAGTATCTTCAAGTGACTTCAATACAGTTAAAGCTTTAGCACAAGGCGACATTAATACTTTCTTAGGATTTAATTTCGTTGTGTCTAACAGATTAGCTGTTGCGTCTCAAATCAGAGATTGTATTGCTTTTGTTGGTGATGGAATCGCTTTAGCTGTTGGAAAAGATTCAACTGCTAGAATCGATGAAAGATCTGATAAAGGTTATGCTACTCAAGTCTACTATTCTGCTGCATTCGGTGCGACTAGAATGGAAGAAGAAAAAGTAGTTAAGATTCAAGCATACGAAGCTTAATCAATAAAATTTTAGGGGGTGGAAGCGAGAGTGGAAACCCCCTGGAATGCATGAAAAAGATACAAGATTTAAAACCTGTATTACATTTTAAAAAAGATAATTATGTATATAGGTATGTTTTGGTAGACAGGTTTCAAAATGATAGTAAAAATCATTATGGATTTGATACTAAAGAAGAGAGAACAACAGAAGAAATTTTTGCTTTAGAAAAAGATAGACAGATAAGGCGAAAGTATATAATAAGGAAATAGTATGGCATCAGTAGTAGACATTTGTAATGGAGCATTAAACCAACTTGGTGCATCAACAATACTTACACTTACAGAAGATTCAAAGAATGCAAGACTTTGCAATGCAAGATACACACAAGTTAGAGATAGTTTATTTAGATCTCATCCTTGGAATTGTTTAATTAAAAGAGTTGAACTAGCTAGAGATACTGAAACACCTTCATGGGGTTTTAGTTATCAGTTTACTTTACCTGCTGATTGCTTGAGAGTTTTAACAATTTTAAATTATGATTATGATTATAAGATTGAAGGTAGAAAGATTGTAGCAAATCATGATACAGTTAAGATACAATATGTAGCAAGAATTGCTGATCCCAATCAATATGATGAGTTGCTAAGAGAAACAATTTCTGCTGCATTAGCTGCTGACATTGCCTACGCAGTTACATCTTCTAATCCTGTTGCTTCTAATATGTACAATTTGTTTCAAGATAAATTAAAAGAAGCAAGATTTGTAGATGCTACTGAAGGTCAAAATACAAATCCAGATAATGGTCAATCAGATGTTGTTGGAGCTTCTTCATTTATAAACGCAAGGTACTAACCCATGGCTAGAGTTGCTGTTCAATTAACGAACTTTACAGGTGGCGAGTTATCCCCAAGATTAGATGGTAGAAATGATTTACAAAAATATCCTACAGGATGTAAAACTTTAGAAAACATGATTGTCTACCCTCATGGTAGTGCAGCAAGAAGAAGTGGTACACAGTTTGTAGCAGAAGTAAAAGATAGCACAAAAAAAACTAGATTAATTGCTTTTGAATTTTCAACAGTACAAACCTACATACTTGAGTTTGGAAATCAATACATAAGATTTTATAAAGATAATGGTCAAATATTATCTGGTGGTTCAGCTTATGAAATTAGTTCACCATATTTAGAAGCAGAATTGTTTGATATTAAGTTCGCACAATCTGCTGACGTTATGTATATTTGTCATCCTAATCATCCTGTAAAAAAATTAGCCAGAACAGGTCACACAAACTGGACATTGATTGATGATGTAATTTCTAATGGACCATTCATGGATCACAATATTGAAACAACTACATTAAATCCATCACATAAAAGTGTTGGTCAAACTACAACTGTAACAGCAAGTTCAACAACAGGTATTAATTCTAATCAAGGTTTTTTATCTACAGATGTAGGAAGGTTAATTCATATTCAAGATGGTCATTTAAAAATAACAAGTGTTACATCTACAACTGTAGTTGTGGGAACTGTTATTGTTGATTTAGGAATAAGTTCATCAACAACAACAGATTTTGCATTAGGAGCATTTTCTGACACTACTGGTTATCCTTCTTGCGTAACCTTCTTTGAACAAAGATTAGTATTCGCAGCAACTTTATCTCAACCACAAACAATATTTTTTTCTAAGTCTGGTGATTATGAAAACTTTGATGATAACTATCATGGTACAGTAGCAGATGATGATGCTATTATTTACACAATCGCATCTAACCAAGTAAACGCAATTAGATTTATGACAGCAACAAGAACTTTAATTATTGGTACTGCTGGTGGTGAGTTTGCAGTTACTGGTGGTTCAACATCAAGTGGAGTTGCTATTACACCAACAAACATTGCAATTAATAAACAATCAAATCATGGTGCAGCAAATGTAGATGGTATATCTGTAGGTAACGCAACATTATTTTTACAACGTGCTAAAAGAAAAATTAGAGAACTAGCTTACAACTTTGATGTAGATGGTTATGTTGCTCCAGATTTGACTATCCTTTCAGAACATATTACTGAATCTGGTATTACACAAATGGCTTATCAAGAAGAACCAAATAGTATTGTTTGGTGTGTTAGAACTGATGGAGAACTTTTAGGATTAACTTATCAAAGAGAACAGCAAGTAGTTGCTTGGCATAGACATATTTTTGGTGGAACATTTTCAAGTGGTAATACAGTTTGTGAAAGTGTTGAAGTATTACCTACTGATGATAGCGAATATCAAATATGGGTTATTGTTAAAAGAACAATTAATGGTGTAACAAAAAGATATATAGAATATTTACATAATTTAGATTTTGATGAAACAGATGATACCTCATTTAATTTTTTAGATTCACAATTAGAATATGATGGTTCACCTGCTACAACTATATCTGGTCTTGATCATCTTGAAGGTGAAACAGTTTCAGTATTAGCAGATGGTGCAACGCATCCAGACAAAACTGTTAGCTCTGGATCAATCACATTAGATAGATCTGCAAGTAAAGTTAAAGTTGGATTAAGTTATACATCTTTATTACAAACAATGAGAATAGATGCTGGTTCACAGAATGGTACATCACAAAGTAAAACTAAAAGAATCTATGAGATTACTGCTAGACTTTACGAAAGTATTGGTGTGGAGATTGGTCCAGATCTTAATAACATGGAACGAATACCTTTTAGATCTTCAGCTAACGCAATGGATAGTGGGATCAATGTATTCACAGGAGATAAAGAAATAGAATTTAGAGGAAACTATGAAACAGATGGTTTTATATTTGTTAGACAAACACAACCTTTGCCTTTGACGATACTGTCATTATATCCTAAACTTCAAACAAACGATGGATAGAATATTAAATATAGTGTCATATAAAGCAGAGCATGGAGAATACATTATGAAGCAACAGATGAATCATACATTAATGGATAAGGATATGGAGTTCGAAGGTAACGCAAAGAACCTAGAACAAGATAACTTAGCGTTTACTGGTATGATTGATGGTAAACCTATCTTTGCTGCAGGTATGAAAGTAATATGGAATGGTGTTGCCGAAGGTTGGGTACTAGCTACTAAAGATGCTTTAGATCATCCTTTGCTAGTCGCAAGAGCTATAAGAAAAGATTTCGCAAGGATTGCTAAAGAAAATAATATCAATAGAGTTCAAACTGCTGTAAGAGCAAACTATACAACTGGCTTAAAATTTGCTAAGTGGTTAGGTTTAGAGGAAGAAGGATTAATGAAAAAATTTGGCTTTGATGGTTCAGATCAATATATGTATGCGAGGTTATTCTAATGGGATGGCAAGCAGCAGTAGTTG